CGCACATTAAAAAAGCCTCGTGAAAATGTAGAATAAGTTAGATATGGATCCTGCGCGTTCTAGCAGAATCGCAAACGCATTAAAATCAGTAGAAGCACTTGGTAAATCACTGAAACTTCCAACGAAGGTAACAGATATAATATCAACCGGTAATAAGGCTACAAATATCGCAACAAAAGCAGGCGTCGAACAAGTCGAGTCATCTGGATTTGTTAGAATTATAATGTATTTCATGGTTGGAATTTTACTGATATTCATACTACTGTTAGGCATAGATCAGTGGATAACACCTATTTTTCAGAGAAGCCCTGGTGGAGATGGATATATACCTATACCCGGCACTGATATGTCACAGGTCGTTTGGACAGAACTTACGGAAGTTGCAAATATATATGTTGGATCAGCACCCACACCCCCCGTATCAATTGGAACACCGGTTCCTAAATCGCCACCACAAATTACTGTAATCGAGGGACAGCCTACATACAGTTTAACAATGGATATTTTTATACAAAATGAATACAGTCAATTATCAGAGCAACGTGTATTTTTTGTCATGGGGTCCGACGTGAATAGCCCGACATTAAGATTGGGATTAGATAACACTAAAAATACAGTATACGCAACGGTCTTTAGTAGTGGTGGATTACAAGAAAATGTTGTCATTGATAATGTGCCGATACGCACACCGTTTCGTATTGGAATTGTTGTGACACCGCATTCTATGGATGGATATTTGAATGGGCGTTTAGTGATGAGCAGAAAATTAAAGAATCATCCAATACCTCCGAGCACGGGAGCTGTTATATTTGCTACATCCAATATAGTTAAATCGGATACAGTAAACCCGAGTGGCCCCAGTGTAGTGTTATCTACTGGTATAAAAGTGTTAAAATTACGAGCCTTTGGTTACTCTGTTCCCCCGACCGAAATGTATGGGCGTATGAGTGATTTAACTTCAAAGGATACGTTCAAGCCAGATATGTTAAGTGCTTCTGGAACTTGTTCTACTTAATTATAACTGATATACAGATTTTAACATGCGATGTTAGATGAACACGTTTGTTATAATCATACTTATCGCAATAGCGTGTTACTTCATATATTTGGTATTATCTAAATATATTCTTCCGAACCCATTGAACCGCATTGGCAAAGAAAAACTACCTCTTTCCGAAACCTCACAAGTAATTACCGGCGAAGAACTGCGTCTACCATGGACATCTACTTCCGGATCAACCCTCTTGTTTTATATAAACCCATCAGTCCTAGATAGAACAGGTGTTTCTGGAAATGAATACGCAGATGTTGTAAAGATAGGAAGTAAACAAATATTTAGAATTCTAGTTGCACCTGACGCTGGAAGAGATCAAACCCTATCACCGGCACAACTAGTTGTATATGTGAATGGTCATAATTTACCAGAAATCGTAGATATTCCATATTTTCCTTTACAACGCTGGACTGCGGTTGCAATCGTAAAGGATGGTCGTAAATTCAATATATATCTAAATGGAAAATTAACTGCGTCACACATGTGTCTCGCAATGCCGGCATATGAGTCATCTCAAGGGATTACAATAGGCGATCGGCGTCTCCATGGAGAAATTGCATTAATGAGCTTAGCATCATATGCAATGCCTCCGAATGAAATTCGCGAAGCTGTAAACGAGACAGTAGATACTTCCGGAAAACCATATTTATCGTCTAATCCACTTGCAATCTTTATACCAGATATGAGTCCCGGACTTTGGTGCTTCTTTGGATTTTGTGCAAATTTACAAAATATAAGCCCACTGCAACAATGGAAATCACCTTATGCATAATATATTATTTATAATAGTGAGCTAATGGAAACTGTTACGATTGTTTTCAGAGTAATGATGTATATTTTAGTTTTACTTGTGCTGTATTATCTATACAAGTTTTTGTATGGAGATAGCTGGGCACAGAAGGATATCGTGGTATATTCCGCTTCATCCCATACAAATGGGATGCCTTCAAATAATTCTAACGTTACAACACTTACAACAAGTGTTCCTCAAATATATCCCGGCGGGGAGTATTCCATAAGCACATGGATGTATATAAATAGTTGGACAACTACGAAAAATAAGCCATTCTTTACATTATCAGGTGGAGGTGGATCTTTTAAAAGCCTAGTATTGTTCTTGGGGCAAAGAACTAATAAACTAGGTGTGAGAATAAGCACTACAACAGGATCAAAACTCAACGCGGCAGAAATGGGTAAGATTACATCCAGTTCCCCTATGGCACCATACACGGACAATGATATATCAATGTGTGATATTGAATCAGTGGACTTACAGAAATGGGTAAACGTTACGGTTGTACTTATGGGAAAGACGGTCGATGTTTACATGGATGGGAAGTTGGCCCGCAGTTGCGTCTACGGCACCACGTTTGATGCGGATGGAAATACACCCACCATAACTCTTGGTGGACCAGATTCATTCAGTGGATATATTGGATTAACACGGGCTGCGAATTTTGCATATTCTCCGGATATAGTATACTCTCATTATCAGCAGGGGCCTTTCGCCGGATTTTCATTAAGCAGTTTAAATCCATTTTCATATGATCTAACGCTTTCAAGCAATGGGTCTACTATATTTAGCACGAGCAACGAATAATTAAGATATAGCACATGAATATAATTATATGAAAAATGTATATTTACTATTTTCATATAATAGATAGATAATATGGCTGATACACAGGTTGGTTTAAGTTTACCATTTACCGGATCAGATTCAGTGTCGCAGATAATGACTGGTCTATTGTTAGTTGTATTATTATATGTGGTTTTAACCATATCAGATGCTACATATAAGAGTTTTAGTGCCATGTGGAAGAATAGAGTGGAGTTATTTGAACATACAATTGTATCTGGCTCGAGCACATACTCTGTTATCCAAAATCCCCAAAATCCCGAGGCAAAGACCATATATTTTTCAGACAACCAGCGCTCCGGCGTAGAATTTAGCTACTCTATGTTTGTGTATATTAATAGCACTACATTTAACGGTGACGCGAAATTATATCATATATTCCACAAGGGTTATAATCAAGTATATCCCTTACTGGGGCCTGGTGTTTTTGTGCGTGGAGATTCCAATACTCTACGTATATTTATGAATTCATTCAATACATGGAATAATTATTGTGATATTGAAAATATACCAATGGATAAATGGTTTCACCTAGTTATAACATGTAAGCGTAATATGATATACGTTTACATAAATGGAAATATAAAACACCAGTTAATGCTAAATACCAATGCGAATAATGCCTCTCCACCATATCAAAATTACGGCAATGTATATGCATTTAATTCTAGAAAATTAACATTATCAAAGAGCACAGTGAAATCATTAGAGTCTGATCCAGAATTTAGTGGTGTAGGTGCCTCTAGTAACAGAGTATTTGATGGCTCGGCCACGGGTATGTTAAGTCGTGTATACTATTTTGGTTACGCACTTACGTATACAGAAATTCAATATCTCATGAACATGGCACCTTCAAAGACTATCCAGGGAGGTCAAAATATGGCAATATCCCCCTATTTAGCCGATACATGGTGGGCAAACAAAATCGGAACCTAAATAACTTCGTTAATAATCCCAACTCTTCTTGTTTCCATATAACAAGAAGAGTTGTCATGACAGGTGGTGGTTTATATATTTTAGTAGCATATGGTTCCCAAAATGTGATCCTAAGTGGTAACCCGGATTTTACTTATTTTTATACTGTATTAAAAAAACACAGTCATTTTTCTTTTGAATCTGTAACGCTACCTTTGGAGGGGCCGTCTGAACTTTCATTCAGTCAACCAATTCAACTGAGGGCAAAATTCAAAAATATCGGTGATCTGTTATCTGAGCTGTATTTTACATTTACATTGCCTGACATATACAGTAAATATTTTGATCCAGCCACTACACCAAATAATAGATCTCAATTTAACTTTCAATGGGTTCGTTACATAGGTGCTAGAATAATTAGAGATGCCTCATTTATAATTGGAGGTAGCTTAGTTCAACAGTTTGATAGTGATTATTTGATTTCTACGGCATTTACGGATCAAGATGAAACTCAGTATAACAAATGGCAAGAATTGGTTGGCGATGTTCCTGAATTATATGATCCTGCGAATGGGAAATATTCCGGCGTGGTAGGCGGAAATCCAATTTCAAGGACATCTGGATACTATCCGAACGTTTATCCAAATCTAGATCTTAATACCTTACAGCCAACTCCAGCTCAGAACAATTTTCCATCTATTCCGGGTAGAGATATAACATTACCACTTTCATTTTGGTTTACTCAGTCACCATCATTAGCACTACCACTTATAGCCCTTCAATATCATCAGTGTGAAATACAATTAACATTGAATCCAATACAGGATTTATATACTGTTTTAGATCCGTCTGGATATAGAGTTCGTCCAGAAAATAAGGTAGTATCTAGTAGCTCAGAATTACAAAAGGGAGCTATACGCTGTGTTAGTAATAATGAACCAGGCATGTATATAAAAGAATTCTTGACAGATATAGGCTATGAAACACCTAGTTTAAATACATGGCCATTAAATCCACGGTTACAAGCAACATATATATACTTGACTGACGATGAGCGTAAGACATTCGCAACAAAGCCACTTAGATATACTGTTCGTCAGGTTACAAAATATACATACGACAATATATATTCCGACCAATTTTTCGATATATATTCACATAATCCGGTCCCACGAATTATAGTATTACCCAGACGAACAGATATGTTAAAAAATTTAAATGACTGGACTAATTTTACAAATTGGTGGACATATCCATTCTCCCCATTCGTACCGGCAAACATATCCATTCCACTTGGGGGATACTCTGGATTAAATGTTGCTGGGTTACAACAAGATATTATACGGCAAATGAGAATTTTGTGTGATGGTAATGAAATACAGGAAATTAAGCCATTGTCATTTTTTACACAGTTAAGCTCGTGGAAATACGCAACGGGTATATTTCCGCCCGGACTAAGTATATACAGTTTTGCACTTGATACATCTAGATGGACAAAGCCAAGTGGAACATTAAATACAAGCAGGGTTAGAAATTTTCAATTAAATATTAATATGTGGCCGTTACAAGAAAATAGTCCATATACAATAAATTATATTGTGTATGTGGAAAGTATCAATTTCTTAGTTATAGAGGGTGGTATGGGCGGAATGAAATACGCATTATAAATTTATAAATACATTAGATGGGTTCATTGTTTACGAAAATAAAGAATGCAATAGAATACCGTATTGATTCTATTATTTCAGATCCAGAGGCTGAGAAGTATTCTAAAAGAAAGGCAAAACAAGATGAACATGATGAAAAAGTGGCAGAGAATAGGCGAGAGAGAGCAGAACAACGAGCTACAGCTGGGAAGAAGGCTAAACAAAAAGAAGCAGAAGATGCTGAAATTGCTAGAAATAGTAAATTTAATTATAACAGGGCCAAGGGACAATTTGGAAGGGGTGTGTTATTTTGGACATGGACTATAATAATTATTATATGTGTATTATTTGGAGGCTATGTTGCTGCAAATGATGCGATCGGATACAGTATTCCTACTCGTATTCTATCATTTTTCTATGGCTGTTTGTTTTTTTGGTATATAATTCCCAAATATATGTATCGTAAATTATGGTTAAAAGAAGTTCTACCAAATTACGCACTATTACCATTAATTATATCTCAGAGCCCAATATCATCACTGGGATCTATAATTTATTACATGGAAGATGCTAACGCAAAAGCTGCAAAGATATACGTTGAAGAATTATATAAGGCTGGGGCTAGTGGAGGCATAATGCCTGATGCGCCTAAATTAGTGAAACCATCTAAACCAGGTGGGCCGCCAGCACCCGCTGGACCAGCTGGATCACCACCTGTTGCTGGATCATCACCTGTGGCTGGATCACCACCTGTTGCTGGATCACCACCTGTTGCTGGATCACCACCTGTTGCTGGATCATCACCTGTTGCTGGATCACCACCTGTTGCTGGATCACCACCTGTTGCTGGATCACCACCTGTGGCTGGATCACCACCTGTGGCTGGATCACCACCTGTTGCTGGATCACCACCTGTTGCTGGATCACCACCTGTTGCTAGATCACCACCTGTTGCTGGATCACCACCTGTTGCTGGATCACCACCTGGATCTCCTGTGGCTTCTAAACCACCGGTGGCTGGATCACCACCTGGATCTCCTGTGTCTTCTAAACCACTTGTGGCTGGATCACCACCTGGATCTCCTGTGGCTTCTAAACCACCGGTGGCTGGATCACCACCTGGATCTCCTGTGGCTTCTAAACCACCTGTGGCTGGATCACCACCTGGATCTCCTGTGGTTTCTAAGCCACCTGTGGCTTCTAAACCACCTGGATCACCTCCTGGACCACCAAAGCCAAGGGGATAAAGGCAATCTGATATATTATAAATAATATGCTTCCACTTGTAAGTATTGTAACGCCCACGTATAATCGTAGACGTTTCATTCCTTCCTTAATAAAAATGGTTAAAAATCAGACATATCCTCGCGATCGCATGGAATGGGTTATATTTGATGATGGACAAGAAGAAGTTAAAGATCTATTTGAGTCGAATAAGGATAACTTGCCAACTCTAAACTTCATTTGGTCTGAAGATAAAATGACGCTGGGTGAAAAACGCAATCGTCTAAATAAGGAGGCAAAGGGCGACATCATAGTTGCTATGGATGATGATGACTTTTATTTTCCAGAAAGAGTTACAGACGCAGTTATGGCATTGACAATGAACCCTACTATTCAACTAGCAGGATCAAGTGAGGCGTATATGTTTTTTACCGATAACAAGGAAATCTGGAAGGCTGGACCTTATTTTAAGGGCCATGCTACAAATGGAACAATGGCCTGGACGAAACAATACGCAGACACTCATAAATATGACGAATATGTGGCATTCGCAGAAGAGACCTCGTTTTTGGAAAAATATAAAAATCCTCTTATCCAGCTAAAAGCAAAAAGAGTAATGTTAGTAATAAGCCACAGTGATAATACATTTGATAAGACAAAACTTAGAACTGATACAAACCCGTTATTAGTAAAGACGAATTTAACCATGAAAGATTTTATAAAGGATGAAGAATTATATGAGTTTTTTTATAATTTATAATTCAGTGCCTAAACATAATGTGATCTCGTTAATCTAGAGATCTCTGTATTCGAAATGTCTCGTGAAGATTCATTAAACAGAATGCTAGAAGTCTATGAGCAACCACTCATACATTCTGTGAATGACACATCAGGCTACGTGCTACAGCCCCCAGAAATCAAGGTTCCAATGAGACCACATCAATTGGCGATGATTCAGGCCATGTATGACAAGGAGAAATCATGCGTGGAAGGATTTCAGATAAAAGATGAGACACATTATAGCCAGATCGCTATCTTAGGTGATAAGGTCGGATCAGGTAAGACCTTGACAATGTTGGGTTACATAGGACACAAGGAACGTAATCCAATTACTAATGTGTTCCAGAGGCTATCAGAGAAATCACAGTCGGTATTTTGGAGTAGAAAGCCAGTTCATGTTCCTGAGTGTTCGGGTAATGTTTTAATTATAGTGCCACATACCCTGTTTCATCAGTGGAAACACGCAATTCAACAACAGACTTCCTTATCTTTTTTTGAAGTAAAAACTACAAAGGCTCTGGAAAAGCCTGATTTTGCCACACTCATAAAAACCCGGGCAATTACGCTTATGTCAAATACAATCATAAAGACGTTCATGGCAAAGGAAAATAACGATAAGATCCAGTGGTCATCTATTGTATTTGATGAAGTAGATAGTATTCAGTTTACTTCTACTGTCCCAATGCCAAAAGCAAATTTCTATTGGTTAATAACAGCCACGTGGCCAAATATATTATTCCATGGTCTATATATGTATATGTCTAATACATATTTAACACAGCGCATGGCTACTGGATTACATCCAGATCTTGTTCAGTCGCTTTATCAGGATCAAATATCACCCCATTATTCAAGATATGATATACGGAGTGCAGCATTTTTCTCGGATTTTATATCAAAGCATCCAGCGAGAGGCCACCTAGTATTAAGAACACAGTCAGATTTCATGGAACAGAGTTGGCGCTCACCACCGATTGTAGAACAGCGGATTGAATGTGATTCGCCGGTCTCACATCGTATTGTAGCACAATTTGTCACGCCTGAAATCCAGGAATTATTACACGCTGGTGATATTCAGGGAGCTCTAGAGAAGCTGGGTGTAGATAATACATCTAAGTCATCCCTTATTAGCGCATTATCAGATACAAGAGAAAAGGAACTTGATAGGCTTGAAAAGACTCTGGCTTTTAAGGAATCCATCGAATACTCAACTCCACAAGCGAAGGAGCAGGCTATTGCGTCATTGAAGGCAAAAATAGCCTCTTTAAAAGAGCAAGTTGACACTCTAAAAAATCGTCTTTTACATGTGAAAGATGAAATATGTGCAATCTGTTATGAAGAACCAAGTGTTCCTACATTTGTAATGTGTTGCGAACGACTGTTTTGTGGAGCCTGTATAATAAACTGTATCCAGCGTAATCCATCTTGTCCTCTATGTAGAGCTAGTCTCGATAGTAAGCGTTTAAGATATTTAAATACGGATGATTCCGTTGATATACCAGAAAAAAACGAAATTATTTCGCCTAAGAAACCAAAGAAGCGTGACGCATTACTGAAACTTATTAAAGATACCCCCAGTGGTCGTTTCTTAGTATTTAATCGTTATGATAATCCCTTTCTTGAATTGGAAGAGGAGCTAGTGCGAATGAATGTGAAGGTTGCAACGGTAAAAGGAAATAAGGATCATATCTCAATTATTTTAAAACAGTTTGAAAAGGGGGAAATCCAGGTTCTTTTAATGAATAGTATGCAAAGCGGAGCGGGAATAGATCTGAAATCTGCTACACATATTGTATTAATGCATATAATGAAGCGGGAGGAAGAACAGCAGATAGTCGGTCGCGCAATCCGCCTGGGGCGCAATGAGCAACTGAATTTAATCCGCCTTGTGCATAATGGTGAAGAAAGAATTGGTCTTTGATTAACTATTCTGAATATGTGCATAATGTCTTAGGAATATTTATAGATTCTATTTTTTTAGCCTGATTTGGTATTATTTTTGTTTTAAGCTCAGGTAATAATTTATTTAATATAACTGGAATTTCTTCAATAGAACAGGTATGTTCGTCTGAAAACTGAATCATCTGTTTCCATGTATTGTACATAGATGATTGCCGTGTGAGAACTTGTGTAAATTGTAATTGCGATGGTGGTATAATTTTCTTAAGATCATATTCTGATAGAAATGCATTTGTTATTTTTAATTTTAATTGGAAACTTGGTCGCAATAAATTCCAGTTTTGATAGAAAAATGCCCAATAATCGGCCTTATCGCTTAAACTAAATAATGATAAAAATTCGATATAATGTGTCCAAGAATCTTCAACACTATTCAATCGTTTATGGATATTCTCATGGACGCATAGACCAGATAGATTTCCTAAATTATTTTCAACCTCTGGTATGATAAGTGGATCCCATCGCTCATATAGACATGAATGGCTAAATTTTAATATTTCAGTGCTAGGTTCCTCATCGGATACATTATCGGGATTAAGATTTGTAATTACATAATCACCCTTTTCTGATACACGGTAAATAGAATTTGAATCCTTACCTTCTAAAGATCGTAAAATTACTCGCAGATCTGAAGTAGCTAAAACTTCTGGTCTCAAAGAATTTCCAAGCCAATTTATTACTGTGGTGCTGGGAAATTCCATTTTGATATATGTGCTTAGTTTTACAATATGTTGATATGCTCTACCCTTGATTTCATTACATATAAGTAATAGAGGGTGCGTTGTGTGCGATGGCCTCCATGCGCGCATATAGTCGAGAAGTTCATTTAATCCCCCTTTTTCTCCTAGGCTTAGACCATCTATCTCATCAAGTAACACGGCCAACTTGTGCTTATTTGTGTTAGGTGTCATTGATTCTAGAACTGATTTTTGAACTAAAAGAGGTATAATCTGTTTCTTGAATGCCTGCCCAGAACGAGTATGGCTCGCATTTAGTTCGATAATTTTATAGGATTGTTCTTTTAAGATTTCTCTAGCAAGCGTTGTTTTACCAACTCCAGGGGGGCCGACTAATAAAAATGCTGGAGTTGTTGGTTTTTCTAACCATCGCCTAAGTGTAGTTTCAACACTTGGATGAAGGCTAATATATTCCATAGTTCTTAAACTAAGTCTATTATATAACTTTAGACCATTAGCGCAGCGCATTATATACTAAGAAGGCATTGTTCAACTGCATTATTTAATGCACTAGAAGATGTTGTGCCCACACAGGTATCGCCATCATATACACCTTCCCATGTAACACCCTTTTCTGCGCAATAATTACATATAGTATTTATATTATTTGTATTATTTTTAACATCATTTGACGTGTATATAAATGTATTTACGGGAGTGGCCGCCGCAATATTTGTAACTACAGTTCCTAAGCCCCCATTCTTAGAAACTCCGAGCATATCAAAGCATACACCAGTTCCACCAGTAGGTTTATAATATGTTAAATAATCCGGACACATATTTATTACGGGTGGCCAAGTATTAAGCTTTGATTTCGTAGGTTTAAACCATATGAAGCCAAAATATATTAGGACAAAAAATGTTCCTATTGCGTATATTACTCCGCGTGTTTGCCCCATAGGGTATAGCTTACTCGTGGTGTGTATTAGAAATAAAATAGATAAAAGGACATACGCAACCAGATACCAATTTACCTTTGAGGTGTCCATACCTAAGATTATCATGCTACTAAGTGATCTTATAAAAAATTCATTCAGACCTATATTATATAGTTCTGAATGAATTGTATATATAGCCGGGATAAATGCTATTTACAGCAAGCCAGGCAGGAAG